GGGCAGGGATGAGACCAGCACAAGCTACCGCTATCGGATTAGAGCGCCGGACGACTTTCAAGAGGGGACCTTTCGGACGATAGAGCTGCAAAACACCGATGGAATAAAGATGGTTGTCGGGAAATTGAAGAACGGGACTGGGTCGATGGTTGCCCAGTCCTTAATTTTTCCCAAGGACAGGGGCTGGACGCTGGAAAAGGCCAAGAAATGGGTCAAGGACCACCCTGGCCTAATTCGGGTGGGAAAAGAGGAAACTGGCGAGGTCGTACTACAGCCCATAACTAAAGCATTTTATCCTCTTTTTGTTGGTCAATAATCAGCTTATAGTATACCACAAATTAAATAAAGAGGGGTGATAAATATGAAGGCGGTGCTAGAAGAAATTACGAAGGCAAAGTGGACAACCGCCTTCATTTGAAGGCTCAACGATCTACCGGATGCCGCTTTCGCCGTCATAGAGCCGGCTTACAAGAAGGGCGAAACCCAGGACAAACGGGCCAGGCACCTGCCGCACCATGGCAAGGGGGCGACAGACCCCAACGATGACAGCACGGTGGACCTGCCGCACCTGCGAAATGCCCTAGCCCGGGCAAATCAGATAAAACCAGTTACCGACAGCATCACGGCAGAGGAATTGCGGAAGAAGGCCCTGGCTCACCTGCAGGCCCACGCCAAGCGGCTGGGGATCGGGAAGGTTGGTGAGGTCAAGAAAGAAGTTGCCTTTAAGAAGGCGGACCTGCAGAAGCGGATTGTTTATGGCGAGGTATACGTCCCGAACGAAAAAGACTCCCATGGCCAATGGATGACCGCTGAGGAAATCGAAAAGATGGCCCACCGGTTCATGGAGAACCTGCGGCTCACCCAAATCGACAAGCAGCACGACTGGGAGCCTGACGAGGGGGTTGTCGTGGAGAGTTTCATTGCCCGGCCGGGAGACCCGGACTTCACCCCGGGCGCCTGGGTGTTGGGTACTAAAATCCTGAAAGAAGAGACATGGCAGGCCATTGTTAATGGGGAGATCACTGGCTATTCCATGGCCGGTGTCGCCGAATTAATCCCAGAACAGGCGCAGGAGGGGGTGAATCAAGGTGGATAAGCCGATATCTGGGGAGTTGCGGAATGTTGATGTGCAAATGGTGAGCCTGGTGCACAAAGGGGCCAACCGGCGCCAGTTTAAGATTTTCAAGTCCGCCGAGTGGCCGGAAGACTCGAGTAACGGGCAAGACGCCGACCGCCCCGAAGAGCAGGAAATGAGGGGGTTTTTCCAGGTCTTGAAACAATTCTTTACCGGCGGAGTGAAAAAAGAGGACGAAGCGCAAATCCCGACTTTTGCCCAGGCAATGCAGGCCAAGGAGACAACGAATCTGATCTGGGACTCCTTTTCCACCCTTCGCAGCGTGATCAGGGCCATCCTCGAAAGTAAAGCAAACGACAAGATTGCCAGGATTACCGGCTCCATTGAGGAATTCAAGGCTCACCTGGTAGGTAAATTGAACCAGATTGGTATAGCAAAGGCTTTAGAGTTATATACCGAGGAACCTGTAGAGAAAGCAGGACGTAAGGTTAGCGCGGCACGGCTCAAAGCATTAAAGGATGCCCATAGCATCCTGGCTCAAATTATCGCCGAGGCCGAAGCCGACAACCAAGACGGGGAGGGGACACAAGTGACCAAAGAGGAACTTGCCAAGATGGTGGCTGAAGCGGTTAACGAGGCTACTAAACCGATTAGTGAAAGATTAGAGAAGCTGGAGAAGCAGGCAGACGGGAAGCCGGAGGCCGGCCAGGAGAAAGATGATCTTCAGGAGGTTATCAAGGAGGCTGTGGCCCAGGCTGTTAAGCCCCTGGAAGACCGCCTGGAAGTGGTAGAGAAGGCGCGGGGTATCTCCAATAAGGTACCCGAGGAAAAGGACAAGGTAGAGAAGTCCGAAAGCTTTTGGGGTGGAGTATTCATCGGTTAAGGGATAAAAGAAGGAGGTAAGTATGATGCCGATTTCTAACAGAACTCTCATCGCTAAAGCGGCCATTACCACGGCCGCCTTGGATACCGGAGGCAGATTAAATCCCGAGCAGGCAAACAAGTTCATTGACTACATGGTGGACCAGTCCGCGTTTCTTAAGGACATCCGGACTGAGCGGATGGACGGCCCGACGAAGGATCTAGACTTCATCGGAGTGGCAAGCCGGATCATTCGTAAGGGCGTAGAAGCCACCGAGCCCACCGAAACCGCCGGCATCCAAACTGGCAAGAAGCAACTAAATACGGTGGAGATTATTCTACCGGCCGATATCTCTCTGTCCTTCCTGGAGGATAACATTGAGCGCGCTGGGGCGGAAGACCATATCGCACGCATGCTGGCCATGCAGTTTGGTAATGACCTCACCGACCTGGCGTGGAACGGGGATACTGCAACACCAGATACCGATCCATTCTATTCGTTCCTTTCCATTGACGACGGGTTTATCAAGCTGGCCAAAAGCAGCCCAGACACCCATAAGTTTGACACCAATGGCAGCACTGATTATAAAGGCGTGGTCTTCCCGGGCATGCTGAGCATGCTGCCCAACAAGTGGAAGGCCAACAAGGCTGAGTTGCGGTTCTATGTGTCTCCCACTGTTGCCGAAGCTTATATTGAGCAGTTGACCACCCGCCAGACTGCGTGGGCAGACGAATTGCTCCAGACCGGGAAATTGCCTCAATATAAAGGGGTTACCATCTTCCCGGTAGACTTTACCCCCGACGACGTAATTGTCCTTACCTTGCGGAAGAACCTGGCTGTTGGTATCCAACGCGAGTTCACCAACGACCGCGAGCGGAAACCCAGGAAGCGGGTCGTCGAGTACACCATGACCAGCCGGGTGGACGCGGCCCAAATCGTAGTGGACGATGCCCTGGTGATCGGATACGACATCGTCTAAAAGGAGGCGAAAATAGATGGCCGAAAAACAGGCTAAAGACGTAGCGGCTCAAGAGAAAACCCAAGAGAGAAAGGTGGCCGTTCTGGTATTAAAGGGAGCGGCCACTCTCGTTTCCGGGGATAAGAAGTTCGTCAAAGGAGTGCCTCAAAAAGTCGAGGACCCGGAGCTGGCAAAGAGGCTACTTGCTTCGGGTCTGTTTAAAGCGGTGGGTGATAAGAAGTGAAAATACCATACAACATCGGGGACGCCGGAGCCCATCAGGAAAAACTCTGGCAAATCTTGAACGACATGGCGGCTGATCTGGAGGCCACGAAAAACCTGGTCAATGACTTAAAGGCCAAATATAACGATTTGGTGGCCAAATACAACGCCCACGTTCATACCGAAAATGTGGACGCCACCTATACTCAGAATGCTAGCACGGCAGCGGTTGCGGCAGGCAGCCAGGGGACAGCTAGCACCGTGGCTGACGTGGCGCTGAAAACCGTTAAGTCGGACAATTACACTGGATAAGGAGAGGATAATCGTGGGTGAGATTAAAGAGTTCGCGACTTCGGACCTGGCCCTTGCCGGGTACCTGAAGTTGCGGGGATTAGAGTTAGTCAGAATAGACCGCACCAATCCAAAGAGGGCGGTCTTTTATTTCGACGATAGCCTTGACGTGGTAGAGCACCTGGCTATCGAGTTTGCCAACTCGGAGTTCCGCAAGTATGACGCCGAGGTGCGGGCCCTGAAGAAGCTAATCCACAGGTAGGTGATGGTCATGGCTTATTGCACGGTCCAGGAAATTCGCGACGAGGGGATCGCCCCGGAGCAAGCCGACGATACCCGGTTGACCGCGCTAATTGATCTGGCCACCGCCTACATCGACGGCATTACCAGGCAGTGGTTCGAGCCACGAGTCATGACCATCACCCTCGATGGAAACGGCAGCGAAACGCTTCTCCTGCCGGTGTTCCCTATTGAGGTCGTGAGTGTAACCGTAGATGGCCAGGTCGTCACAGACTACAAAGTCTATAACCGGTTCTTCCCCGATGACCGCCGCAACCCCAAGATCTTCAGGGAGGCCGGATGGCCGGAGGGGCGCCAGAATATCTCTATCGAGGGAACCTGGGGTTTTGTGGACAAAGTGGGAGCGCAGTATTTAACCCCCGCCATGATTAAACAAGTTGCCAAGAGACTGGTTATCCGGGAGTTGCCCTTGCTGGGCAATCCTGAGGGCCAGGAAGAGCGCAAGAGGGTCCGCATTGTCAGCGAGAGCACCGATGGCCATTCCTATACCCTGGAGCGGCTGGCGGGGACCCTTGATTTGACCGGCGACCCGGATATTGACGGCGTGCTGGCCATGTTCCGGGCTCCGATAGCCATCGGGGGGGTCTAAATGAAACCGAAGCTCATTCACCCGGTAGAAGTGACCATTTACCGGGTTGACCGGGCGGCTACCCAATTTGACCCGGACTTCCGGGAGCCCACAGGGGGAATTCAATACGAACCAACACCAGTGACAGTCAAAGCCCAAGTCAAATACGACCGGTTCGAGGCCCTGAACATGGTGGCCGGTGGAGATTCTCCGGTGACTACAGGGCACCTGCTCATCGAAAGGGAGCCTCCCGGGGGCCTTAACAAGGGCGACAAGATCGCCGCCATAGCCGGTCAGCCGGTCGAGCTTTACGTTACCGAGAAAAGGCCGGCGGTTCACTACGGGGGCCGGGCCAGGATGCTTAAAATCTTATTCGAGGCGAGGAGGAAGGGCTAGTGGGAGTAAAAATGATCGGTGACTGGGCAAAAACCAAGGCCTTCCTCAGCCGCCTCGACAAGGACTACCAGCGGGCCTATCGCACCGGACTGGCGCGGGTAGGGCAGGCTGCGGTAAAAGCGCTCAAGCGGGGCATGACTGAAGGGGCCCCAGGGGGGCAGAAATACGCACCCAACCATCCGTTCACCATTGCCCGGAAAGGATCTTCCAAGCCTCTCATCAACCATGGGGACCTGCGAAACAGTATCACTAGCCGGGTTGTAGATGGGGCAACCGTCTTCGTGGGGGTGATGCGGACAGCAAAGGGCTCTGACGGTCAGTCTCTGGTCAACATCGCAGCTATCCACGAATTAGGCGACGGCGAGGGTGGAGATCTTTTGATTGAAGTAACTCCAAAGATGCGGGCCTGGCTCCACCACCAAGGACTGCATCTCAAAAAGGAAACGAAGTATATCCGAATCCCGAGGCGCCCAACATTCGAACCGGTATTCGAGGCCGAGCAGGAAAACTGGCAGGAGCTTTTTGCTAAAACCGTGGCCCAGGGGACCATCGGGGGTGCCGGTAAATGAGTGAATTTGAAGCGGTAATGCGAACCTTACTACAGGACCTAAAGGCAAATGTCCTGGCGAATACGGTATCAGCCACGCACAGCGACATGCTGGAGATTGCCCGGTTACCGGTACTCATTCTTTTCCTACCCGATGCTGACCGAATAAGACTGGACGATGCCAACGTACCGGTACAGCTAAAGGACGAGGCTGCAGGTACGGTGCGGGTATTTGACCCGGTGCTTACTTATAACTTAGCCTTTGATTTTGAGGTTATAGCAGAAACCTCCATGGAGGTACTAGATATCGGCGAAAAAATGACCGCATACCTCGAGGCCAACCCTTATCTGACTGTAAACGGCAAGGAATACCCGGTGCGAACGGTAGAACCCATGGGGCGCCCGAGGGTTGCGGGTCCGGCCGCTCTCAGGAGAGCGGCGGGAAGCTTCGTCGTGGAGGGAGTTGAAGTGGAAACCGGCCGGTTCCAGGACGGCAAGCTGGCCAAGCAGTTTGAAGCGGTGTATGAGAACCGGGCTACCGGCGGGACAGACCAAATGATAAGTAGCCTCAAAAAGTGAGGGAGGAGGTAAGATATGCCCAGCATCAAAAACAAGCTTAACTCGCCCCTCTCCATAGACTTGGGAGGTGGCAAGAGTATTCACCTGCTGCCATTAGAAAAGCGAAACATAAGCGAGAACGATGTGAAGGCTAACCAGATGCAGGCGGCCCTTCGCGCGGGGTACATTCTCGTCCTGCCTGACCGGGCCCCTGCAAAGAAGAAAGGGAGTGACAAATAATGCCCGAATTTCTCTCCCCTGGCCATCTTATCACTGAAGCGCCGCCGCAGGTGGTCACCATCCCGGGAGCACCTACCAGCACGGCGGCACTAATCGGCATTGCGGAAAAAGGACCTATAGGGAAGGCCGAACTGGTCACAAGCTGGGCCGACTTCGTAAAAAAGTTCGGCTCTTTTATTTCCAACGGCTGGCTGGCCTACGCCGCCTACGGGTTGTTCCTCAATAAGCGCGGGGCCAGGGTCTACGTGGTGAGGACGGCCCATTATACCGACCCGAGCGATCCGACTACCCTGACTGCGGTCAAGGCGACGGTAACCCTTCAAGACAGGGCCACTACACCACTTGCCACCCTCAAGGTGGACGCACTGACCGAGGGCACATGGGGCAACCGGCTCAAGGTGCGGATTTCGGATGCCACCAAGGACCCGGCCAATAAGTTCAAGCTGGAGGTTCTGGAAACGGTCAACGGCCAGGATGTGCTGCGCGAAACATTTGATGAACTTTCCATGGTCGATACCGATGTCGACTACGTAGAAAACAGGATTAACGGCAAGAGCCAGTATATCACGGTAACCGACCTGGACAGCACCACGGCAGCCCCGAATGACCGCCCGGCAGCCGGAACGTTTTCGCTGGCCAACGGGGACGACGGTCTGACCGGCCTGGCTGATACCGACTATATCGGCTCGGCAGCCGGCAGAACGGGGCTCTATGCATTGGACGTGATCGATGAGAGCCTGCTTATTGCGGTGCCCGGAGTGGCCACTTCCGCCGTTCAGAACGGAGTGCTGGATTACTGCGCCGGCAGAGGAGACTGCTTTGCTGTGCTGGACCCGCCGTTTGGCAATACGCCGGATGAGGTAAAGACCTACGTGGAGACCACGGCCGGGTTTAACAGTAGCTATGGAGCCTTCTACTATCCCAATGTGAAGATCATGGACCCGGCCAC